TGGCGTCTGAGGAAAGCAAAGGCACCGTTGTAGAATGATTAAATATTAAATTTCTAACCGTTGCACCTGCTGATAATCCTAGAATTGAAGATGTGCCACTAAACTCACCTTCAAATGTAACGCCGTTAATGATGCTTTCATCATTACCTTCAATAACACTGTCGCAATTTGTTCCGCCGCCGACTATAGTCACATTTCTTAATTTTAATTTGCTAGCAGCATAAAACCCAGTTTGAGAGAAGTTGGAGCAAGTTACCTTTAAGTCTTGGAAAATACCATTTCCTTCACAAATTGAAGTATTTCCAATTCCTGATAGATTTGTGATGTCTACTCCCTTGACATCTGCCAGAGAGCCCGTCGAGCCAAAGTTTAAAAATGGGTCGTTACCAGTTCTAGCGTAAGTAATAGCGCCACCGCCCCTTATATTTACGCGAGAACCAGCGCCACCCTGGGCGATTGAATTGTTGCCCATAGTTATAGTTACATTTGGCTGAACCCATAAGTTAACAACTTGCCCGGCAGGGATGCTTGTGTCAGCTGTTTCTGTAACGTCTGCGGTAACCTGTATTCTTCTTTCGCCCGCCGTAACCGCCGCGCTCACAGAAGTATAATCAGCACCAGAAGGCGCTACACTTGCATTGTAAAGTTCATTTGAAACGCCTCCTCCAGGAAGACTTGAAACTAATATATGCTTCTTAACTCCGCCTGCACCGCTATCTTCTATTGCAATAACGTCAGCGCCAACAGGGCTTGCTTTTAAAGCAAATGAAGTAAAATCATTTGCGCTTCTTTTTAACTGAGCATCATTGGTGACATTGTCTAATGATAAGGTGGTTCTTTGGTCTCCCGCAGTCGCATCATCTAATAAAGCTCTACCTGCAGCTGTGCATGGGATTTCTTCTGGGTCCCCGGTGCCCGCAGTAGCGCGACCAAGAACAGTGTCTGTATTAACATCTTGAATCTTAGCAAATGTAACAGAACCATCTGTTATTTGAGCGGTTCCCAAAGTTCCATTTAAAGTGCTTATATCATTTAGCGTAAAAGTTGCGGGCGTATCGGTTATCCAGAGCGGATTACCGGCCCCATCACAATGAATGATGGAAGTATTTGCGTCCGCTACCGGTGGCGTCCCGGTGTGGTCCATCACCATCTTTCCATCGAGCAATTCAACGTTTGTATATCCAGCCATGGCTAGTTCTCCTTTAGTTTAGTGTGGAATATTACCAATAATTATTGTTGACGGGTCATTGTTAGATATAGGCTCATCAGTCCGCACGCCGTTTATCAATGTGTTTTGCGCGCCCAGTTGAACAGTAATAGAGTTGCTAGTGGTTCCTCCATCCGGACCAATTTGACCACCCATTATCGTAGTATCATCTCCAGTCACTACTATTTCAGAAGCTATATTAGCTCCAATGAATTTATTTCCATCACCGTTGATAAATGTGGTGGATGTTTGATCTTTAAACCTACAATTTGAAAATTGATTAAAGTCACCTGATATGCTCGCCAATGGGCCATTTCCATTCACATTTACAATTTCACATCCATTTGCTGAAACTTCCAGAGAAGCAACAGTACCTGTTCCCCCTAATTGCGCTTGTGTAACTTGGGAATTATCTCCATTTATTTGCAATGTTACGCCGCCTCCCAAATTTGATGCATGCGCTATATTTGATACGGCGCCATTTGCTAGTAATTTATAATCATTAGCATCGTTTATGTTAAAATAAACGCCATTAATAATAGATGAAACAGCCGATCCAAAAGCAACAGCCGTTCCAAATGCAGCTGTAATAAAACTTCCTTCTAGAATTGTATTTACAGCAACCAATGGACCTAAAATATCAATGGAGCGCTCTGATGAAGTTCCCGTTCCAATTATTTTACAGTCAATCAATTCAGAACTAAATTGTGTACCCGTTTGAATAGCGCCTCTTAATCTATTTGGAGTTGTTATATGCACATTCTTAAGTCGATGAGTTATGTTCTTAATGAATGATTGAGATACATTTGTTGATGTGTTAATCGGTCGCCAATTTGTCAAAAACAAAATAGCATTGGCAACGTTTGGAGTGTTGTCAAAAAAACCATCAACTCCGGTTAGAGCAGATGTTACAGTTCCAGTACCTTCCCCAAAAAATATAGATCCAGCCTGAAAAATACATCGTCTAGTATTAGCGTCTACGGTAACGCCCGGCTTAATCCAAACTAAAGTTTCTGAAGCTGGAAGTATCCAGTCACCAGATTCTACCGTATCACCCACAACCAATATGTCTGTATGGCCTGCCGCAATTGCTAAAGAAACATCAGAAAATTCAGATGTTGGTCCAACCTCAGTTGTAAAAAGCTCCGGAACTTTTAATTCAATCTGCTCATTACCAGGAGAGTTTAAAGTGTTTTTTGTAATACCTGTTCCAGCAACAATTTTATCATTTAGAAATGCGGCGGTAGTATCCGTTGCACTAACTTTAACAAACTCATCTGTTCCGCCGGTTCCCACAACCAAATCAGTAACCGTTCCGGATGTGTCTTTAAATGTAAGATTGTTTGTGGTGCTGTCAACATACGTTATACCATTGCCGGCCGACGTCGGAGGAGTGGCAATCGGGGACATGACGATGGGTATACCCTCAGTCTTAAGCGCAGCTTCATTAACAGACACCCTTAAGTCATTAGTATTTCCAAGTCCTGCGCTTCTGGTCCTTATGTCATAACGACCCGATACAGAACCGGCGCCGATTGATAGTAAAATATGCGCTGCACTACTAGCAGTTAAAAATTCTGAGCCGTCCCAATATGCACCTGAAGACTTAAACCCTACATCGCCATTTGATGGTAAAGTGGGAGAAGCAAATGTTCCACGTGACTTAAGTCCTAGTACCTCACCACCCTCAGCTTCATTTGAAGCTTTTCGCATAACCATGGTTGCACGAGTATTTCCGCCATCATCCGCAACATTGGCGAGGACATTTTTTGTTCCCCCGTCAAGAGAATAAGAAAATGTGGCATCACCAAAACTTAATAGGTTTGAATCTTCATCATAAAAAAGCCCGGTAGTTCCAACGCCCCACGCAATATCTCCTTTTGTCGCGCTTGAGGTTGATGTGAAAAATAGAGTGTCATCTGCATCAGTTCCGCCGATTACAGTTTGACCGCCAGAGCGGCCTGCTGAGAAAACATACTGAGTATGAACATCCCCTACAGCCAAGTTAGATAGAGAGTTATGGTCTACAGCGGAAGCATTTACGCTTAACTCTAGCTGTTCATTAGCACCAGGGTTTAAAGTCGTTTTTGTAACGCCAGTTCCCGCTGCTACTTTATCGTTTAAGAAGCCAGTAGTCGTATCAGCCCCAGTTACCTTTACAAACTCATCTGTTCCGCCACCGCCGCCACTTAAATCTTGCCAAACCCCTGCTTCTCTTCCTTGAAGCTTATCTGTGGTTTCGTTATAAATAATCGCGCCATTAGCTGGAGTTAGTAAGTCTCGTGCGCCTGTCGTCATTGGATTGGCGTTTAGGCCGGCGAATGTGTTCGCTGAAAAATTAATATTTCCAAAAAGCGTGCTAGATTGATCAATATTGATTTTATACCCAGGAGCTGGAAATGCAGCACCTTGATTCCTGGTGAAGAAAGTAATAGAGGTTGGCATATCCCCCACCCCTGGAGTCCCCTCTACTTGATGCATTATCAAAGTTGCATTATGAAATTCTGTGCCATCGTAACCGATAGAAGCCTCAATTAATAATTGATCTCCATTTTGTACAATCGTTTTTGATGCTAATGTTCCTCGAGATTTCCCTCCTCCCAGTATTGCGCCAGCAACTTGGTCTACAGATTTTATTGCGCATACACATGCAGCACTATTTGACTCATCTTGTATTAAAAGTTTTACTGGGTCAGAGCTTCCATTTACAGGTACTGTATTATCTGTGCCTCCAATAACAACAGAATTTTCGTCAACAATGTTAACGCCGTCTGCCCCACCAATTTGAACCAATCCCTTTGTTGCATCTGAAGTCGTAGATAAAACTAAATTATCTCCGGGTGCAGTACCACCCGTTAAAGTTTGACCTCCGGCACGACCCGCTAGAAAAGCATATTGAGTATGAACGTCTCCAGTAGGTAAGTTTTGTAGAGCGTTATGGTCTAACGTAGAAAGGTCAATATTAGTTCCGAGAATATCGCCTGCGCCATTAACCTCTAAAAAATTGCTCGTAATTCTAAGAAGACGGCCGCCACCAACAGTAGGTTGGATAACATTAATATCATCAGCTACAGCCGCCGATGTGGGGTCATATTTAAAAAAACCTAACCCAATAATTAGAGAAAGAACACCAGATGATACAGGTGTAAAATCAAATGCTTTAGCCGCAGCCAGGTTTGAAAAAGGTTCAGTAAGCCTTAGGTCTTCTAATATTATATTAGCCATAATTAAATCCTTTATCCTTTAATGAAGAAGTCGCCATTTCTATCTACGAAGAAATCACCATTTCTATTTACCCAGAAAATAGGCCCTGGAGGCGGTCCAGCTGAGTCAAAACGACCCATCCATATTCCAATAGAGATGCCAAACATTAGTTTCCACCGCCCCAATACACAGTTGCTGTAGTAGCTAGACCAATTCCAATAAGCGCCCAAGGATGATACCCGACGGGTAGATTTGGAAGTATTTCTGAGTGCCCATCGGCATACACAATCTCGACATCCCCTTGAGCTATTACCCAAAAGGCCTTGCACATTTCAGCTACAGGTTGAGGATTTTGGGGTGTAGAGGGTCCAGCATAAGAAAACAATTCTCCAGGTACCGCAAAGCCTCCTCGAGACATGGAAGAGTCCCATTCTTTTTGCCTTCTTGGGTCTAAAGCGTCTGGAATTGGAAAGTTACCCTTCCTGAATTCTGCAACAGTAATCGCCATTTATAAATCTCCTAAATTATATATATTATACACCAATGTACTCAATAATGCGCACGTATTAAATAATCAAAATGGACTACACACCTTAAATCATAAGACACTCCCTCCTGTAAAATAATATTGAAAGGTGGAATTGTTAGACGCATATTTCGATGGGTTCCAGAGCCAAAAGCGGCCGTTAAAACAGTCTGCGGTAAATGGCCCGGAAATGGATCACCTGATTCTAGAGCAATGGTGACTCGGCATGAGTTTGGGTTTGCCCCTAATGGATCAGATATATTAACCGTAGGAATGCCTGTTCCTATGCTTACAAGTTTATTTAATATTGGTTGAAGTAATTGCTCATTACTAAGAGTCAGCGTATATACACTACCAAAATTAATTAAACTGGCGAGTTTAATATCAAATAAATATGGAGAGCTATCAAGCGCTGGCACTGAAGGATAAGCTGCAGCGCCAGCTTGTAAACTAGTTTGAATATACCTCTGGCATCGTTCAAATTCTTCTCCAGCTGTTATATTATCAAACCCACTGGCAGAACCCCCGTGATTTAAGTGAATTTTATCAATCACTAGCCCAGACAAGGGAGCGCTAGTCAAATCCTCACTCCAGACAAATGCTGCAATATTATTTATTGTTGGCCCAATAGGAATATCTACAAAAGTTTCTTCCAGCAAAGAGCCCATTGTTGTAATTTCAGTAAATGTATCACCTGAAGAATTTGGCAAATAACTCCAATTGGGAACCAGAGTCGGCTCTGCACCCGGGTTCCAGTTTAAAATAGGGTCTATAGTTGGCGAGTTGGCTACTCCACTCCAGCCCAATAGAGCGATTTTTACGCTATTAATATTGTTCAGCGCAAGACGAACACGCATAGATACGCGTCCTTCCCCTTCTCTAATTGAAAGAACATCTTGGAACTCAACAATATTCATGACGCCAAACTTTTTACCTGCGCCAGAAGCTGTAATGACAGAGTTAAAATATTCTGTCCCTGTGCCAGGAAAAATCTCAACCACGTCATTTCCATCAGATAAAAGAATGGTTTGATCCATAATATAGGAGGCATCATTGTTTGGAAAAGCAGTTGAAGCAGTGTTAGCTTGCCCAAGTTGTCTTGGGTTATTTACAAAATAACTTCCCACCAAGATATTGTTTTTTACCGCACCATCAAGCGCCTCTCTCACTGTTTGCTGTGGCGTGTACTGAACTAAATTTGCACCTCTATCATCTTCTGTTTCCTTTAATGCTCCGGGCAATATACGAACAAATTGTTCATCTGGAGTCTCGTAGGGGTACGTTTCTGTAGGGTCCTCAAGCTCGAATTTTCCATTAGCTATATCAATCGTAATAGGTTGAGATATTTGGGGCTGAAGCATAATGGATAAATAATCATCCCCATTAGTACCAAGGTTTCTTCCTGCAGTGCTGTTAATGGTAAAAGAGATATTATAAATTTGCCAATTTTCATCTATGTTAAATGTATTAACATCTTGAATGTTGGTGGGGTCCGGAGCACCTCCTGTACCGAAAAACTGTTCATATTGTAATTTTACTGTGCTTGTAGTGCCTGGAACCCCAGTTCGCGCGACGAAATAAACATTCACTATTCTTCCGTTTAAAGAATGAACATCCTGAAATATTTGCTTGTGCCTGTTAGCCGCATCTCCTGCCGCACCATCCGAAACATATCGAATATAATAGATTGGCGTAGACCCGGGAACCGTAACTCCTCCGCCAAAAGCTTGGCGTGAAATCGTTACATTTGAAGCGTCATTTGTTCTTTCAAAATACCAATCCGTTGCTGTCTCAGTAGTTCCAATTGGCAAATCATCATTAGTGAAAGTTTCTTTACCTTCTCTCCAAAAAGTAAACTGCTCATTTCTGAAGAAATTATCTACTGTGACAAAATTATTTACCGGGCTTCCGCCACCAGAACCATCAACAAAAGGATAATTATTTTCATTAAATACTGGGACGCCATTTTTATCAAAAACTTTAATTGCGTATAAAGCATCCTGGTCCCAATAAATAATTTTACCGCCATTTTGATCTAACCGAATAGGGTTTGAAAGAGCGACGACTTCTCCAGGGTCCTCAAAAGCAGCCTTAGGGGTTATGCCATCTATTTCATAAGTTTCTACATAACCACCACTAAGCGGCTTACCCTCGTTATCCCTGAAATATTGTACTGCATTTGGAGCTAATATTGCCATTTGACTTTCCTATGTAAAAGGGTTAACATATTTGTTTAAATTAGTAATGAATGGTGAAAAAATGAACTTCGGAGCGCTATACCTAGATATAACAGAATCACAAATATTTAAATCAATTATTAACTTCATAATATTACCATTGCTTTACGCATCATTTATATCACAATATGGTGCGCTGAGCTTTCTTAAATTAATGATAGCGTGGTTTGGCTTGAATGTAGGTATTCGCTCAATAATAAGAGTGTGCTCAACATAAATATTAGTTTGCACCTGAAACATCCCGGCTTAAAGCAAGCCCTGCTAACCTAGAGGCGCCGCCTTTCACGCCTCTTTTAGCCAACTTCGGCGCTCTTTCTTTTGCTGCGCCAACACCTTCTACAGCTTTATCAATAAGATATTCTGCGGCTTCTGGTTTTGCATGCGTTAAAGCACCAGCAGCAATACCCCACCCAGGGGAGTATCCAAGAATGGATGAGAGTCCAGCCATAACACCCGCAGACAAGACGCTGTTTTTAACCTTCTCGTGCCCTTTTGCGTTTTTTAAATATTTTGAAAGGCTTTTCCCGCTCTCGCCCTTACCAAAAAGGTGAGAGTGCTTATCGCTTACTGACTTATCATAAGCTTTTGACAGGTTATTTATATACCCCTCTCCGTCAATAGTGCTTGTCAAATTTCCTAACGCATCATAAGCTATTAAGTTTTGCGTCTCCTCTGGAAGTTTTTTGTAAGCTTCTTTTAAGTCAGACCCTTCTTTTGAAAACATTTGAGCTGGGGTAATGGTTTCTTTTCCATTTTCAAACTTATCTAAATTCTTTCTCAGAATAGTTCCTTTTTTAAATGGAGTGTAATTTTCTTTATAATACTTGTCTGCTCCTTTTTGAAGCGCTCTAATATCATACTTGTCTCCCAATGATTTCTTTATATCCTTTTCAAGTAAATCATTTGCACCAGATAGCTGACTGCCTAACCCTCGCTTGAAATCGTCTCCACTATTAAGTAAATCGCCAGCATGGTTTTTAAGGTTTTTAGACATAGAGCCAGCATTTTGTAGGCTTCTATTTTTCTTATAAGTATCCAAGTCATTGAAAAGATCTTTAGGTACTCTTGATGAGTTCTCTTTTTGTTGCGTTATTCCATCCATATAATTTTCAAAATTTGGAGTTTCCAACTTGTTGGGTCCCTCATTATGGTATCCGGCTTTTTTTATAGCTTCTTTAGCGGTATTAAAAGCTTCATCTTTCTTTTTCCGAATAGTATGTCTTACCTGATTTAAATCGGTCATTGTTTTCTTGTACAATCCGCTTGGCTTTGTATCGCCAAGGAATCTTTTTGCCGCAACAAGTCCATGATTCCCCAGAATACCAACCCCTTTTCCTGCGGCGCCTAATCCTGCGGCGCCCAATGCTCCCATACCCAAGTCCTCCATTAAGTTGCCGTGGCTGGGGTCAGAAGCGCCATATATCGCTGACAAAACCCCAGCTTCTGCTGGCGTTGCAGCTTTTGATAGGCCTGCCCCAATCATATGACTTAATGTAGGCACGTATTTTTCTGCAACTTTAGCCACTTTAGGAGCAGCTTTTACAGCAGCTCCTTCTGGAAGTAAAAATGAAGATGCAATTTCCCCTAGCGTTGATGAGACCGGATGAGATTCCCTGAGCTCTTTAGCAAATTCTGGCTTTTGAAACGCAGGTATATTCTTGTTAAACTTTCTTGGTATAGCCGTTGCAATATTCCCTAGCCCAGTCGCAAGCTCACCAAGACCTTCAACCCCACCAGCTCCTGCAGCTAAAATATCATTCCCTATATCTTTTAGCATTCCGACACCTTTACCGGTAGAGCCATGACTACCCTTAGTCTGAGCTGGAACTGGAGAGCCTATTTTTAATGATTCTCTTAACTGTCTTTTTGCTTCCGAAGGATTTCCGCGAGCGGACTCAGTAATGTCCCCGTCTTTTATCCAATTATCATAATCTTTATTGGTAATAGCCATTTTTAACCTTCTTCTTCCAATTTCTTTAAAGCTGCTTCTTTCCGCTTCCTCTGGTAAAGGGCGCCACCATAAATACCCTCCTGGGTAGGTTCTCGGTCTTTATCTGTGGAAGCCAGCTTCATTCCCTTACCCTGATTTAAGTTTTCATTTCTAAACTGCATCATTAAGTAAGGTAAATCATGTAATCCACCAAAATAGCGGGTTTTTGTTTTAAAAGATTTAGGCATTAATAAATCCCGAACCCTGCCAAGCTGCTTATCAGTCAAATTAACACCATAGGCTTTTGAGATGCTATCCATCGCGCTATTAACATATGTATTAATATCGTTATCTATAGCTTGTCGCCTTTGTGTACCCGCTCCATCAAAGACACCTCCAATCGTATCATCCCACGCTTTGTCAAATCCGCCTCCAGAAAAATATCCCCAATGATTTGCAAGCTCCTTAAGGTCATTTATAATGGGTATAGCCTTCTCTGCAGCAGCAGCCTGATTAAATAGTTTTGTTTTTGATGCGGTGGTAGGCATGAATGTTTGCTTGCCGGTATTAGGGTCGGTTTGAACCCCCCCCGCTCTAGCAGTAGTATTTGCGCTTGCTCCGCCAGTGGTAACAATCGGCCTACCTTGGTCATCATACCCTACAGTAACTCCTGTAGCCGGACCAATTAACTGCTTCCCATCCGGCCCCATAACTGGCTCTGATTTTGATGGGTCAAGTTTGCTGACTCTATAAAGTTCATTATTAGGACCTTTTTGAATTACAAAGTCAGAAGCTTTAGCTTGAGGATGAAGCAGCCCCTGAGTTTGGGCGCCAAGCTGTCCTATTTTAGCCTGTGTTAACATATCAGCTAAGGCAGACTTTTTTCTAGCATCACGCCTTTTTTCATCGAAGTCCCACCCATCTTGAGCGGCATCATAAATATCACTAGTTGGAATTAAAGAACCTAAAATAGACATATACCTTCCTACATCATCATCGCTATCATGGCAGCTTTTGCTAACCGAGAAAGAGCTTTGGTTGCGCCTTTGATTTGATCGTGACGCTTAGCTCCCTTATATTGTTCCAAATCCGCTTTATTGCTAGCAAACTGACCTGGGATTTGAGCCAGTGTGTTAGCCGCACCATACTCCCTACCAATTCCTGCATTTGCTAAATTAGCAAGACGGCTAGCATCTGCATTATATTGGTTTCCCTGGAATTGACCTATATCATAAAGATTTGAAAAATCCTGCTGTTGGTCTTTAGATATTATAGACTGCGTAAGCTCAGCCATTCTTCTTTGGTCTTCGGGAGTTCCCAGCATTCCGCCTGATGCAGCCGCATGCTGCTCTCCTTTTTGAGCTTGATCAAGTTGATATTGAGCATAAGGAGACATTTGATAACCTCCCTCAGCACTGTTTAAAATCGCTCTAGGCGTCATACCCATAGCAGATTGATGCATCTGATAAGCGGGACCTAAACCTTGGTATTGGTTCCCAATTGCCCCACGATATGCATTAAAATCAGGGCCTGCATGTTGTGTGTATGGAGCCAATTGTTGCTGCGCTTGTTGGTAAGCATGGTCGTATTCTTTCTGAGCGTTATGTATTCCATAAAAATGTGGATTTAGTGGAGATTCAGCCATAATATTATTCCTACAAATTATCTATTCTAATCTTTTCTAAAGTATGATTTATTCCCAACAAAGATGGGTTTTCTCCAAACTCTACTTTAACATATTGCAAGTCAAAATCAGCAGAAGCACCACCTAAATCATCAACTAAAACTCTAAGCTGACTAAATGAGCCTGAACCTGGATTTAAACTTCCAACCTGAATGTTTTTTGATATTTTATTTAAGCCAGGGTCTAAAAAAATAGCCCCGCTATTATAAATATCTCCGGTACCATCAGTATAGACCGAAAACCTTATTTTTGTCCTATTGCTAGTGTTGTTACTTATCTGAGCACTGAAAGTTAAATTCTTTTCTTGATATTTAAAAGCTGTATTAAAATCAGATGAATAATTAACATTATAAAAATAAATAGGTGCTGTAGGCATAGCTGTTATAGATACATTGACGTAATTCTTAGAGCCCAACAGATTGCTTGAATCAGAGGGGTAAGCGGTAGGAGTCAACGTATACATATTGCCTCCAGTTGCTCCTACAACGTTCCACTGCTCTACAAACTCAGCATCGTCCCCGTCAGCCTGAGTCGTTGGCGTAAGCCCTTTGGTTCGTATAAAGTTATAGTCAGGATTTATAGTTTCAGAAGGATTAGGAATTCCTAATGTGGCATTTATATTATTCTGAACTCGAGAAAAATAAAGCTCATACAGGTGCGATAAGGTCTTGCTATCCTGGGTCAATACAGAATCATGGATGGGCAAAGATGATAACTGAGGATATATGTTTTTATTGCTATCTGTCATGACAATATCCCATAATGCATAATCCCACCCATTAAAAAATAAGGAACTGGGTCTGACATGCTAATCTTAAAAACCAGTCTGTTCGACTGAACTCTTCCAAGCAACCTATGTCGGCATCTATGGTCTCGCCTACCAATTGCGCCTATAGAAATTCGATGCTCGTTACCAAAAGAAGTGCCCCCGTCCCTGGAGACACTAAGACGTATCGTTGGGATTGAACCCAATACTACTGGTGTTTGATTCTGTATCAAAGAAGGTAGCTGACTTATCCCGACACCAGCTTGAAAATGAAGCTCAACTTCATTTATCGTAATATACCCATATGGCAACCCTGATAAATTCGGACTAAAAACCCTTTCCCTAATTATAGTCTCACCTACATCTAAAAAATAATCCAATGAGAGCTCATAAATATTTGAATCATTAAAACTCGAGAAGTATTGTCTATTATTGAAAAATGAAATAGAAACCATTGGATGATATCCACCAGAATGGCTTGTTCTTTTGTGCCACTCTCTAGTATTCACATCATAAACTAAAGTAGTATTGGCGTTTTTTGATGTCATCACGTAGAACAAATGTCCATCTTCTACATAATCCATTCCTACCATATCGGAGATATCAAATTGATGAGAAAGCTCTTGGATTACAAAATCTATAGATGCATTGCTAGCCTTAATGGGAACGCCGCCATCAGTCATCATTACACTTGATGGTCCGCTTGAATTACCACTTAGCCAGAAAACCGCAGCATATCCACCTGGGCCTTGGGCCTTTACCAAAGAATTTGGTGAAAATATTCCATATTCGAAAAGAAAGTTATTGTCTCTTGCGAGAGGAGCGTTAGTCTGAGGAGTTATATACCAACTTTCTGTTGAATATACTCCTAAGAATAAAACCCTTTGATGTATCGATGTGATACGAACTACATTATCAGATTCTGACTCAAATGCGACCCGGTCAAGTATATCCCAAGCGAATATATCATTGTTTCCAGATAGGGCTATTATTTTTGAGTTTTTACTGAGCAATATAAAATAAGTTCCCTTGTATATTATAGAGTCAGGGTTTGGAGGAAGACCAGGCGTTAATACTTGAACAAATGTACCGGATAACGGAGTGTATGCCCACAAATCAGTTCCATCTGTTATTCCTATTTGTGTACCACTAGAAGCCATGCTAACGCCGCCAGTCGACGTGTTTAATGTTCCACGTAATGTGGGTACTAAGTTTGAGTTAAAGGAATAAAACTTGTCCCCTAACACTTTGTATAGAACGCCATCGAAAACACGGGAGCCACCAGGCCTTCCTGTGTGTGTGGACGAACCTGTATCTACTTCTCGAGACAATACGCTTCCAGGTGTATTCCTAAGAAATAATTTTTGATTACTTAAGTTTATGTCTGGATATAGATTAATCGATATTTGAGGGCTAACATCGGTGCTTCTAGACTCATTGTAGGGGCCTACAACGTGAAGATTAGTTATATTTCTTTTCACTGAAACACCTTTTATCTTCCACTATACCACCATCCATATTTTGGACCATATGTTGCATAGCTTCCAAATGCAGCACCATTTGTTTTTGAACGATTGTCCTTTATTGTTCTTACTAGGAATTCCGAGCGAAGCCTGTTAAGTTCTGCGTGGAACTTTAATCCAAGCTCAGTTCCAAATATATCGGCCAAATCTGATGAAAGTTGATACCTTGCATACTTCATCATGAATGTAGGGAGTCTGCCTGTAATATCCTCAAACTCAGTATAAACAGGATATTTTTCTTTCACCAAACACCTAACCTCTCTAGGAGTAGATGGAGAGGTTGGGAAATCCAGTTTAGAATACCCATTCTCATCGCCTTCCCTTCTACCCTGTTTTAGAATATAAACTGAAGTTGGATAGCCTCCACTATAAGTAATGGACCTATTATTGAATTCAAAGGCATCTATAATGGTCACAGGCTGCCATGCCTCAGTACCATCAGTATTAGTATCAATTCTTATTCTAATTTCTGTAAAATCAGCAACCTCTGGTGTGATAATATCATTAGATGAATCAGGGCCAACAGTATAAATTCTTTTTGTTGGAGTTAATGTAAAAGAGAGTTCTGACAAATATGGCGTCATGTCCTGATGTTCACTGAAATCCTGAAGCATATTATTTAACGCAAGCATGCCTTGACTTAAGTAAGTTGCATTGGGTGACTCTTCTGGATCTACAATTTGAGCCATAATGAGTGATTGACGTACCAATTCACCAGCTATAATAGCCATATAAACCTCTTTAAATAGGCGCCCACCCTAAGATAGACGCCTAATACTTAATTATACAGATGCAGGTTGACTTATATTTAGCGCCAAATATTTATTGAACACTAAAAAGCCCATCAACACATCAAATCGGAATATATGAGCGCCGGTATTATAATTCCAGTCTCTAACATAACGAATTGACATGTACCCTCTACCGTCAGAACCCTCAATGTATCGGCATACTCGACCAGGAGCTTCTGGAAGCTTTTGAGATACCATAGTACATGCATCAGGATGAGCGATAAAGTTTTTCTGATGACTAGGAATAACCGTAACAGTAGCACCATTTGCTGGGTAGTCTGTAACGGTACCCTCATTTGGATCTAACACAGTTGGAGTTATTGGGTTATTCAGGGTTACTGCTGCATTACCAGAGCCATCAGAGCCAACATCAGCAGCCACAGAGAACTGAGCAGCAGAAACTCCAGTTTGGTTGTTAACATTGGTAGCTAAAATGCCATCAATAACCAACAAATCACCCTCTTTAAATGCATCTGGGTCACTTACTGCGAGACCAGTAACATTTAATGTTAAACCAGATTGAGTTGCCCCATCAACTGTAACTGTTGCCGCACTTGCGGTTCCAGAAACGTGATTTAACACATCATTATCTTCTAAAATGGTATGACCAGCAAAATAAGGTAAATCACCAGTTTTACTAATAAAAGAGTTTAGACGAGTATTAAAGTTGTTATTAAGCCCACCAGCAATAGACGCATAATCATCTATTGAGTAGATACCATAAGCGTTGTTACTTTCAATACCAAACTTCTTCAATACAGTTCTACCCGCATTTACAGAGGGGAATGAATTAAGAGGTGCACCGCTAGATCCAGTAAAATGAAATGCTTTATTAATTTGAGCCATCATACGCTTGTTGGCCTCAACTTTAATAGATTCAATTGCAGGCTTTACAACTGCATTAGCCAAGTCAGGGAAGCTTTGAGCTAATTGACGACTGTCAATCTCAAAATCTTGACCAAACTCATCCATTACAACTAAAGCTTTTGAATTTTGATTTATTGACTTTGGAACAAAGTTGACACCGTCCCTAGCCTGGTAGTAGTTGGGCTCTTGAATCCTAAGAGTGTCGCCCGTTTTATTTGTAAAATCTTTCTCGTATTTTCTATTTGCGAATTCGCAAATTTTCATTTCGTTTTTTAAGTATGCAGTACCGTACCTGACGACCATGTCATCATTAATTGCATTATTAACAGCCATTTCGATAATATCCTCATGTCATATTACCTCCACTCTGAACCCAGGCCAGTACTTGTTCGTCGCTCATGTCGTTTAAGTTAGAACTACTGCCCTTAGACTCTACATTAATAGAGGGAGGCGTTTTTGTAACTTTAGGTTTGGGTTTGGAAAATCTAGTTTCTATTTTTCCAAGCTCCATAACCGCCTTATGAGCAGGCATTTTTGAAATGTTTTCTAAACGAGAAGGGTTCTTTGTGAGATACATGATGATATCCGGGCCATGTTCGGCATCAAGGATAGCATTGTGAACCTCTTTAGCTGCAGCCATGTTGACTATTTGATCTGCAAACTCTGATTCAGCGTTTTCAAAATCACTATAGGTGTCAAGCGCAGCAGAATACTTCTCATTCCATTTCTCAATCCTGCGTTCCTGTTCTTTTTGTGCTTGACGACGATATTCATGTTCTGTTAACTTTCTTTCGAAAAAAGCGTCCATATCTTGACTCGGCTCAGCTACATCTGATTTCCCAGAGCTAGCTAAATCCTCACCAGAATATTCTGATTCTTTGAGAGCTTTAAGCCTTTCATTCTCAGCTTGCAATCTCTCCAATGCTTCTTGAGCATCTTTTTTTTGCCTAGTAAGCTTATTGATACGCTTCTCGTACCCATTTGATTGCTTACTAGATTCATCAGAATCGCTATCTATTGAGTCATCATCAGACTCAACTTCCAACTCTTCCTCAGTATCCTCAGAATCATCTTTAATATTTTCACTATCTTCATTTTTGACCTCAGAATCTTCAACAACCTCATCTTGACGATCAGATTGAGAGTCTTCTAAAACCTGTTGAATGGTTTCATCTTCATTCAACTCGTTAACATTTTCAATTTTTTCGTTCGACATAACACCACCTATATTTTGAAAAAATATATAAAACAAACCTGGGTAAAAAGCCACCCATAAAGCTACCGGTTTTTTCTAAAACCGAAAACACCATGACTAAGTCATTATTCATTTTGAGACAATTGCCCCAACTCATTCTTTATAATCGGAATCGTTGAGCTTGTCAAGTTTTTAACCACATCTAAAGCCAACTTAACTTGCTCTATATTATTTTCATTTTCTGATTTTAACATTTCAGCCTCGGCCGCTTGAAGCCTTGCTTGAACTTGAGACAAAGTCCCGATTAACTTACCAACCTGCTCTGTATGTTCATTTTCAATCTTCTCCTTCTCAAGCACCAGCTTTTGCTGTTCAAGCATTAATTTCTGCTGATTATATTGCTGGTCTGCCTGCATTTTCTGCTCTTGAGGAGAGGGGCCAGGAGGAGTTGGCTGAGGAGAGATACCTTGTTTTTCAGCCTGATAAATATTAAATGGCAGTAATGTTTTGAACCTGTCAGATATTAATTTAGCATTTTCAATATCAAGATTTTGCGCAGCTTCTCCAGCAACAAAACTCATAGCCTCTGGATTATTCATAGCTTGGCCAAAATCAACAAGTTGTTGTACAGCTCTCTGTTTTTGAGTTGCGAAATTCGGTCCAGCAATCACCTGGAGTCCAGAGAGTTTCTCAGGTATTTCCATAGAAGATTGGCTAGATGCCTGGACTCCACCCTCATACTCTACAAAAGAACCAGAATCAGCATTGTTAATATGAACAAACTCCGGCTCACCAGATTTGCTCAATATAGAAATAGTGCGACTACCGTCATAGACCTTAGGAAATGCTTTTACATACGCATCTCCAAGAGCCTCCATAGCCCGGTTAACATTGCTGCCTATCAGTTCTTGAGTATCATTTGCTGCTTCTTGTCTTGCCATGATAGCTAAGCCAGAGGACGCATTGCTTTGCTGCCCCCGACTTTCATCGAAAACCCCAACAATTTCGCGAACCTGTCTCTGCTGTTGCTCAAACAAAGTTAAAAGCTCTGGGCTAAACGGTATGGGAGCAATATAAGTAGGCGCCTGACCAGCATACCCGTTATAAGTCAAAGTACCATGATATCGTAAAGGTTCTTTCCAACATTCGTGCCCTTTCACAACTTCCGCGTCAGCCATGAAATTTGGCTTTTTAGCATTCAATATCTGATTAACAATCTCAGAGCCAGTGTAGTTAACAAGATGCTGAGCATCTTTAACATCTTCTGCGAAAGAGCGAGTATATTGTTGCCCATCTACACATTTAGAATTTCCATCAGCATAAAATACCGGAAGTGTATAACCCGGGAATTCGCCTTCTTCAATTATTCTATCCTGAATCAGACGATAAAATTTTATTTTAGACTTTACAGAATCCCTTTTCCTAACAATTTCTGGCTTAATAACTAAGTCAGCATATTGCTCGTCATACTTTTCTTTTGTGATGCTCGTATTATCTTCAAGCAAGTACAATGTTAATTTGTGGAATTCTTTCACGTAATGCATGCATATTGTGACAGATTGATCGGAAGCCCACGCAAAAGCAGGTCCTATATTTTGATTTTCTGGACCATACCCTCCAATTCTTCCGTAATACCCATCTCTAAAATTTATTGAATCCAAATCAATACTTGGATATTTCTTTTTAAATTTCTTCTTTGGCATAGAATATAGGTAGCCAGCAAATTCGCCGTCATCCTTCGTTAAGCTCATAGCGTTTGGATCAAAATATACTGAGAATGGGTCATAAACCTTGTCGAAGATAAATTCCTGATCCATAGAATCTTCGTCTTTATAGTCAGTACGCATTATAAAAGCGCCCCAACCCGCCTCATAAGCATCTCGGTAAACTTCTTGATAAACTTGATTGAAATTAGACTTTACAGATATATCGCGAAGCTTACCCGCAACCACATCTGTAACTTCTTGAGAAACAGATGCATCCACTTGCTCAACTTTAAACTCGGGAGTGTTTTTCCTTTGCTTCCCGATGACATTGCTAGAGATTGATGGAAGAAGATTAAACGTAAGAGTCGCCAAATCTGACTGCTCCCTAGTTTGCATCTGAGAGTCACCCCACTGACTGCAATATATATACTTTGTGTTAATTCTGGCTCGTTGTATATTATCTTGCCAATACGAATACCAGCTTTCTATTTGCTTTGAAAACAATTCGGCTTTCGATTGAACATCATCTGACATTATCTAGACATCCACGATGAGGGAGCGGGTTTTTGGTAAGGCATTTTTTTTATATCAACATTTTCTAGCTCGCCAACATAATGCATACAAATATACTGAAATGCATCTTGAATATGAGACCACTTATCTTTTTTTGGCAACTCTTTAAAACCCTCTGTTGACAGACTGTTAATTCGCTCGTACACATATCGACCATTTAAACCCTCGATAAGAGTCTTGCTGGTTGGTGATATTATGCACATTGGTTCGGCATTTGTCAACTTATTGAGTACATTCTTTACACTATCCAGTCGTCTTTTTATAGAGTTAGACCGAGCAGCAAAAGCATTTATGCCATGTTTACTCAATACTTGGAACGCAAAAGAAGCGTCTGTATCTTTTCGATTGTTACCAGATGGGTCTCCAACTGCAGTGTACGTTGCATTGGGGAATCTATTTCTCACATAGGGCAAAAATATTTTAGAACAGAATTCATCAATTGATATATCAGTACCACCACACTCGCCTAACACATACAATCTTCTGTCTATATACTGAACAAACACGCAGCACGGGTCTAATCCAAAGTCTAACCCCATGCCAACGGGGTAATTTGGGTCGTAAGAAATCTCTTGAGGAGATACATGTAAGTGACTTGAAAACTCAGGATAAACAGGCTTACCATCCCTTGTGTATCCATACTCACCCATACCATACACACGAACATAATCCTCTGTAGATACGTCTATCATGTTTTGATAATACTGAACTCCAACATTACGTATATTCTCTGCAAACTCATTAACCTTAAAGTCTCCATTCTGGTCTTTATAAACTGCTGGAGGTTGTTTGAATATCTCCATGTTTTTAGGAACTTTTCCAGTCTCAAACTTTTGATATATCCAGTTGTGCTCATCCGGCGCATTTGTGTCAACGATGATGCATTTGTGGCAAACCGGAACATCCTTTTTGTTGGGAAATCTAAGTCGATATATAAGTGCTTGGTATACTTCAAAGGGAAGCTCTCTCCCTTCATTCACCCATACTCCGGTAACCTCTCTAGAAAGTAATTTCTTCTCATCTTTCTTACCGCTTACAGCAAGAAATTCAATTTCAAGATTAACTTTAAGTTCAGGTATTTTTATGTTGACAGTGATGGGATGACTTAACTTTGGATGTCCAAGGCTTCCGAACCACTCTTGCCACGTCTTCATAGTAGTCCCGATGAGCTCAGGATAAGTGTTTCTAATGATTACCCACCTGCTCTCACGCCAGCCAGTGGCAGGATGAATAGGCATCAAGGAAGCTTGTCTAAAGATTTCAAAGCAGCATGTTACAGATTTACCAGACCCTACGGGGCCCATAATCACTTTTAGCAGGGCATTAGATTTATGGAAGAGGGCGCCTGTGGGGCTTGCTACGTAGCTTATAGCTTCCGCTGATACCTCGACTTCATAATCGTACTCATCCTCTTCTAGCCAGCTAGGTTCAGATTCAGTCATTCTCTTTATCAGAATCGACAGACTCTGCAGGCTCTCCAAAGTTCATATTAAAAGAAATGTTTCTACCATCACTTGATGAAACGTCAATAGCTTTAATTGTAGGCGCACAGTACTTATACATGTTATTAATCAATTGAACCTTATATTTAATAGTACATTCAGGGTCATTAAACAAAGCAAGAGATTCGTTTACAAGATCAAAACCCTCCTCTTTCAATCTAGAAACTACATTATAGTATTTATCTTGAGATAAACGATTAGTCTTTGCACCCTTTGGCCTTCCGCCCGGATTTCCAGAAACTCCTTTAACAAACACACCGCTCGGGTCTCTTGGCACTTCAGACTTTACTTCATCTTCAGCAGACATTCTATTGATTTTCTCCTGTTATTTACCTGTTAATCCTGTTTCGCTCACCTGTTTTCACCTGTTTTCAGTTATCCGGAATTTCCGACATACTGAAGTATAAAGGATTACTTGACAGTTGAATTGTACACACATTATACAAACGATAGATTTCAATGTCAAACATTAATGTTTTTTATAAAAAAGACAAAAAAAACACTGATTTTCTATAAAAACTCTTGACACACTAAACAAAAATGTTTAATATTAACTTGTAGTGATGGTGCTACATGAAGAAAACGGAGATTAACATGACTATTGAGAAAATCACAAACAAACACCCCTTAAGCATGACTGCTGATGAAAAAGAATTCTTAGAAGAAGTTTTACTTGAGTGTAAACGAGAAGACTTATGCTTCGCAGATGAATGGGTTCAAGAGCTACATCAGAAAGTTCAAGATGAAAGTTCACTTGATTTAATTTTAGCTAATTTTTAAAGGAGGTTATTTGTGAAAATTAAGAAGAGGCTGAAAATTACGAAAGAATTGCTGAGAAGCGATGAATATGAGGTTGAATGTCGTATAGAGAGCGCAGAACGCAGCTTAGCTAGGCTTTGCAAAAGATTTGACTTTAAAAAAGCATCTATAAGTATATCCCACATTCCGTTAGAATCCATCCCTTATGGAACGGGCCCAGACGTGCAGAAAATACTTTTTGAGATTGATCGCATAGAGTCGATAATTCAAGCCGCTGAAAAAATAATTGGCAGAAGCATTGAAACTTGTTATGAGATTAGCAAAAGATATAAGGAGATTTGACATGACAAAAGAAGAATTACAAAAAACAAAAGATAAAATTAATAAGTTTCGAGAAGACGCACTTTCCGATTTAGATGATTTAATGGTAATTTCTGAACCATTGCGACGCTACTTTTCACAAAAAGGGGGTAGCCTTCCGGAGGGGTACGATATGGGTGATATTACAATAGAGTTCAATCATATTTTTCTAAGACTTAGGGTTATAAGAGAAATCATAGGTGAGGCATCTCAAAAAATTCATAATAAGGTAGTAGAGTCTGAAAAGACAGTTAAGCAATACAGAACCCGAGCAAAACAATTACATGAAGATAACCAAGGAGATTTAAAATGAAATATACAGACAAAAACGGCATGCTAGTACTAACACGCAGACCACACGAATACGTACTGATAGGACCCAATGGAGAGATTGAGGTTACCGTTCTTGGTGTTCGAGGAAATCAAGTTAAGTTAGGTTTTAAAGCGCCCAAAAACATTCCGGTACATCGAGAAGAAGTATACGATAGAATCGAACGAGAAAAGCCCGACAACTTTGGAAATCGCATAGATAACGAATCTATTAACGAAGCTGTGTGTACTGAATTTCATGAGGTGGCATGATGGATATTACAGGTGCCGAAATTACAAAATTTAATATTAAATACGGACAAAGGGCTTGCATAAGATGCAGAGCATACTTAAAACCTATACTTATTGAAGTAACGGGTTATCGTCGTACAGGTGGGTTATTTTGCACATTATCTTTTCAAGAAAAAGAAGAGTCATACTCTTCTAAGAATAATAATTTCCCAGAACCAGAAAACATAAGCGTGATGACAGAGCTCTTTATTGTCGATAAAACCGAAATTTCAATTTCTACGTCAGTTAAGGGTAGTCTGAGCGGAAAAGAGTATGATGAAGACGAACCATACGACAAAGAATATTCGTTTAGCTGCACTCCCTTATTATTAATTCCGAGCAACAAGATAGAAGCTTTTGAAGATGATGATGAACCTTCTCTTATCGTAGGCCTTACAAGAAATTACTACCCCATCGAATTTGTATGTCCTTCTAAGGTTGATTTTTATCATAAAAATAGGGAGTGATTTATGATGCACATTATTTATATATTAACTGGATTATTCTTGATTGGGATTCAAATCCACGTTGTGTTGACTGAGCCGAAATTAGACCTTGCGAGGTCCGTTCTTTTATTTATTGTCATGTCTGCCATCATTTTCTTTTTAGCAAATAGCTATGTAGAGTTTGTGCGGCTTATATGTAATTTGCCAATTGCGGGGAAATGAATTATGCACACAACAAAAAGCTGGACAGATGAATGTGGTTTCTTTAACCAGGAATTTATACTTACATATGATTGCGTATTTTCAACGGCGGGAGAACCCATGGGGCCGGGAAGTTGGGATAGAGATCGGCTAACTTTTTTGCTAGACACGGACATTAACAATCCAGAAGCGCTGCTTATAAAGTCGTTATTTTTTTCATACTCAAAAGAGATTGATGGGTATTTAGCGCTTATGTCAATGAGCTATCGCTACCGAAGTCAAAGTGGTGAATTATGCTACTTACATCGCGATATTAGATTCAATGGAGTATTGAGCATGCATTCAAATTTCTGGGGTTTGGAACCTGGTTCTTTTGATTTTACAACGCCGCAGATAACACTGAGAATAGAAAATTTCAAAGTAATAGTTACAGTTACAGCAGATTCACAAGAAGAAATAAGACTAATAGAGGGAGAAGAGGAGGTTGAGTTTGATTTCTTTGACGAAAACAATAAGTGGAAGAGACGAGAGGCTGAGAGGATGAAGGATGAATCTAATGAAAATTAATTTTTCAATTTTAGATATTTTGTTTTCTATACCGCTTCTTATAAATTACGTTCACGTGGTCGGCGTAGATTGGAGATTTATATTGGCCATCTCTATACTTTCATTCGCAATATTCTCATTAATTTTATTTATTTTAGTGAGCATAGCAAGCCCAAAAACTTATAGAGAATGGATTTAATAATGCACGTAGAATTTTTAAAAAAAAATAGTTATATTTTTATAGACAGCGATAAAGTTTGCGACAGAATAATTATAAACCATTACAGAGACGAACATAAAAATGACGCTCTAAATTATCTGTGTTTTAAAAAAGGGGGGAATATTACAACTCATAAAGAGGAGCTTACAGAGGAAGAAGAACCATTTGTCTCGAGGGGACCATACGAACTAAAAGACAATAGAAACGAAACATTTGAAGTTGTTGATTTAACATACCCAGAACAAAGAGTGGAAATAATAATAGAGTCCACCCTTGAAATTATTCCATTTTACAAATCAACAGCATTTGAAATATTACCAATTTTTAGAGAAGATCTAATTACAGGGTTTCAAATAATTAAAAAAAAGTCACTAAGAGGAAGATAAAAATGAAAGAACTGGAGATAGTCACAGAGAATCAGATAAGAAAGAATTCTTTAGATTGGAAGTTAAGCTATATAAAACCGGTGAAATTCTAATTAAAATAGAACACCCAGATGATTTTGAATGGCATACGTGTTAAATAGAGTTACTTTTCGGTATCTTTTTTCTCTTCATCAGTAAGCTTTATCAAAGCCTCTATAGCATTAATATCTGCCGCAGTTATCTCAAGACGGACCACTTGCACGGGAGGATGGTTTGTCCTTTTCCTATACCATAAAATCTCACACTCTTCGAAAGCGATAAGAATACCAACAACAACAATACCGACAAATTTGCCAACATTTATTACGCTATAATTACCCTCTTTTACATTTTTTAATATCTCCCTAATTGATTCGACCGCATCTAGAATTTTACTCAAATTAATTAAGCGGCCTTTACGTATCGCTCCTCGATCTTCGAGCAAAAATATTCACAACCATTCCCAAACTCAAATCTAGGGTTAACCATGAAATTAAATTTTCTCAAGTCAGAAACGAGACATTTAACTTCGCCGCCCTTGGGTGCCACATCCAACATGTGAATCAAAGTTTGCCAGCATAGAGAGTCATCAGAATATACGCCGCCCTGCTTCAAACCGTCTTGTATCCCCTTCAGCAAGTTATCCCCATCTCTAACCCTCCAGTCCGGCCGAAATACAGCTATCTGAAGCAATACTGGCGTTTTAAAAGGCTCTCTTTTGTGAGAACCCGCTTCCCAGCAGCACCACTTTGACATTTCTAGAAATTTTCGGGCCTTCGGCTTTAGATATTTCCCATGCTTTGCATCGCCATAATAATCGTTAACACTCGGTGGGTAAGGTAGTGTAACCAGGAAATCGTCTAAAAATTTATCATTTCTCATGTGAGCTCCATTAAGCAGTCTAGGTTAGTTTTTTTAATTTAAAGGTGGTTTCTATGCTATGTCCGGCAAATCAGCTTCTGAGCATCCTGTATGGGCCTCATACTCGAACTTTATGAAGCACTCTTTGATAATATGTCGATGATAGTCTTCTAACGACTTAAATCCAACCGGATAACCATTTTTACCATTAAGCCCACCTCCATACACGAAAGTTCGGATTGTTTCCGGTTTTCGATATTTATCTACAAGCAATATTTCTTTATACGACCTTTCTTTGAAAAGTTCGTCACCTTTTTTTATAAAATAAGCTTTGTCAGCGCTTGTCAGCGCATTAAACCACAAGTTGAACGCGATTAGAATCTTCTTTTCTTCTCTCTTCTCTTGCTTTTCTTTTTTTATTTTGTCTAATTTCTGTGACATTTCCCGCTCTTCGCGTCTTTTCTGAAAAATAATCTCATTTTTCGATTGATATCCCGGGCTGTAGTATTGCTTTCCTTTTGCTAATATCGAGAAAAGGTAGTCTTTGGGGCTCTTCACGCTCTTTCCCTTCTCAGTCGTTAGAAAATTTGAGAAATGATCAATCGATAGCTGGATTTCATCTGCAGAAAGCACAGCCTTCTCACGAAGCTGACGAAGTTGAGACACCCCAAATCCAGAATAGGCAAGTTCTGAGAAATCTATATACCCCCAATCCCCATCAAGCGTGTTTTTATATTCGTCCTCTTTTTGTTCCAATTCATTATTTTCAGACACTAGTTCTTTACTAACTAGTATATTATTAGAGTGAGGTCGCTGTTCCGACACATCTGTCGGTGATTCCGACACAATTTCGCCGTTAGACCGACATACTTTTTGTACAAAAAAAGACCTACCTGTGGATAAGTCTTCTCTCGAATCAACGGATAGTTTTACATATGTTACATTTTTTCTTTGAGCAAACCCCTTTTTGCATATTTCAGCTATTCTTCTTTCGACGGTTCTGAGGGTTATGTCCATCTGTGTGGACATTATCTTTTTTAGTTCTGCGCTAATATAGCCGCCTTCAAACAAGTCTACGCCGTGGGTTGCGAAAAAGTTTAGCGCCATCATTGCGCCGTCTGATAATCTATTCATTGTTTCTCCTATGTTGATTTTATATAACTATCAAGTTATAGTATTAACAGATAAAACAAAAATGTTAAAGGCTATTTGTGAATTTTAAGATATATCTCACAAATAAATTCAATTTTTTTCTGATTTGGAGGTTTGTATGTCAGAAATACGTCAAGAGTTGAAAGGTATGCACGTAGTTACGGCGTGGGAAAAGAGTATCATTGATAACTATAAAGCACGTGCAGATGAGTATATTGAGACAAAGGTGGGTAGAGGAGCGTCTAAATATGTTAGGAATTTGGTGGAAGTGATGAAGCATTACCCAACATTTTCTGATTTTTTTAAAGCAGTAGGTCGCTCTAGGTGTGGAATATGGCATATGCTAAATAGTTCACATGTGAATATGTATGGTGTTACGCCCGAATTTGCTGAGCAAATAGAGAAATTAACTTGCGGAAAGTACAAAAAAGAAGATTTTTGCAGAAATGTTTAATTTTTTTTGAAAAAGGTGTTGACATTTTTGTTTAAGGGTAATATCATTAACTTGTTCGATGTGAACAACAACCTTTTAGGAGATTTAGAAATGATAGATCCAAATTCAAAAAATGCGATACCTTACATAATGAAGGTTTCTGAGATAGCGTTATCAAACCCTGGTAAAGATTTTATGGGGCTTGATTTTGATTCTAGGAAAGTCCTTATCGATTATTATTTCAACTGCTCAATTCCTTATCGTGTCTCTTCATATAGAAGCGCGTTTGAGTCAGTTAGGTATCATTTTGACGCGATTATATCTTCTTCTTTGGAGAATGTTAAAGATATGATTTATAGACAGGAAAATGGATATTTGTGGAATTGGAAAAATGTAGATTCTACAAGGAGGGTAGCGTAATGGGTGCGGATCGTATTGTTATTAATAGAGATACATGCGCAAGCCTTGCCTACGCTATAAATAATAGGTATGAGTGCAGCTGTTATTATGGTGAGGATCCTTTAACTTCGTTTATTGCTGAAAATGTTGAGCGTCTACTTGCTCCATTATTCTTATCAGATTCTGAGATTGAAGAAAGTCAGTTAGCCCAGCAGGTAGCACGCGAGGAGGTTGAAAAAGAGGAGAGATTAGCTCAGGAAGAATTAAAGAAGGAATATGAAGAAATCGCTTTAAAAAGGGAGCGGCTTTTAAATATAATTTTAAAGGATAAAGAAGGCATCTCTAGTAAAGATAAAGCGGCCTCACTCTTGGAGGAAGAGATGGCAGATTTAGAAGCGCGGTTGAATTTAGGAGAAGATAATGGATTCTGAAATTAAAGATTACTTGTTAGATGTTTGTACTAAGGTTAATTATGATGACGATCCAAGATGGTTGGACGATAATGACAGGTTATTGTTATCAGCCAAGATAGTTGAAACTGAGTGGAGTGATGATGATATTCCCGATTTGCTATTAGATTTAATATCTGAGAACGGCAGTTTTATGGATTTTCTTCTTTCTATGGTTGGTTTAAAGACAAATGCAGTTGATGTTGAACGTTATAGAAAAAGCTTATCAGATTCATTTGAATCAGAGATTAATTGTTACTATCGTGATGTGATTGCAGAATGTGATGAATACTACAGTACTACATCTGCAAATGATGAGTATATTGGTAAAGATTTAGGAGGAGATGCAGCATGAGTGATTTGGAAGATATTGATAGGGGAGCTAAAGATCTTTACAACTCTTTTTCGTTTAATGTTAAAAAATACGTACCCGGAAAAATTATGACGATCGACATGATGATTTCCATTAGAAATATTCTAAAGGAGTTTGAGATAATAAATTCTTCAGTTTCTTCTATAGGGGAGCTTCTAGAGAAATTCGAAGATGACTTTATTAAGAGAGAAAATCCAGAAGCTAGAAGTGGCTGTATTTACGAGGATGATTATTTGGGGATCCCAAAGGAATTTATTTGTATGGTAGGCGAGTCAAAAAATTCAATTTATATTAAATGCCAGTCGACTATTGAGGGTTTGAGGGGCGTATTATTTAAAATAATGGAAGATATTGCCATGGGAGGTATGTCATGAATATGATACATCCTACCCTGTGGGAAAGAAATTTTAGAATTAGAAAGAGAAATTAATTTTTTGGAGGAATTTAGAAATGAAAAATCTAGCAGCTAAGATGCTTAAAGTTATGGAAGATGTCGGATATATCCAAAAAAGCGGATGGAACTCTTTTCATAAGTATAGATACGCTACTGAGGCTGATGTAGCCTCTTCTGTTTCAGGTGCTTTAATAAAAAATGGCGTCCATGTTTTTCACTCGGTTATAGATAGAGAGTGTTTGCAATTTAAGACCGCTAAGGGGAGAGACTCTTTTTTGATTACGGTTAAACTTGAGCTTACTTTTATTGATGTGGATAGTGATGAAAAGTTTGTTGGCACCTTCTACGGTGATGCAAGCGATTCAGATGATAAGGCAATTTATAAAGCCATAACCGGCGGTGTAAAATACGCTCTAATGAAATCGTTTATGATTGAGACTGGAGACGATCCGGAAAGGGATGCAAAGGCTGAAAAAGATTCTGTAGTGACTCAGGTTGATTTGAATAAAAAACTCAGTGAGTCCAGACAGGCTCTGAAGCTTGCGGCTCATAGTGGCCTGAGCTCTTTAAAGGAAGCCTGGGAGGGTTTAGACGGATACTCACAGGGTGTGTTAAAGGATGAGAAAGATGCGTTTAAAAAAATAGCTCAAAGCGCTAATGATGCACTTGAAGGTAGTGCTCAGGAGGCAGCATGAGTTTTAAATATTTAGATGATGATGAGACTCATTTTGAAAAAGTGGTTAAGGAGGTTTTTTATAATGTTTTTGGTGAAGAGCTCATTAGCGATCTTAAAGATGTCGAAGAAGGGGTAAACTCTGATGAGTAAAATATTAGCTGAATGTGCTAACTATGTCTAGAAATGTTAGGTATATTTCATTGGAATCTAAGCCTATTTTTAAATTCAAAAAGCTATTTTTTGGAGGGGTTGAGGGTGATGTTTTTGGGGTTAAAGTTAAGTTTGATAGCGTTGAGGATTTAGAGTTTTTTGAGAAATGTATGTTTAATGTTTTTGAAGAGGCAGTAAAATTAGGTGAGAGAGGAGTAGCGGATGATGAGTAAAACAATGAATTCAACTTTAAAAGAAATAATTAAAATTGAAAAAGATTTGA